CGTATCATTCCACAAAGCCTTCATCAGCTACCAATCCCGCCAAGCCGCGCGCTGGATTGAGGAGAACGTTCCCGACATCCGGAGCGCAATCGAGGTAGGCGTCGGTCTCGGCGGCATAGCTCGCCATCTTCCGAAGCGCGTCATCGTCAGGCTGACCGACAGAGAGCCGCAGGCGTCAGACGTTCAACGGTGGGATGTGATGAGTCGTCCTTTCAGTGATTTCCAGTATGACCTGTTGATTTCCTCGAACATGCTGGAACACGTCAGCAACCCGTGTTTGGCGCTGTCGCGTTTCAGAGTACAAGCAAAGCAGTTGTGGCTTTCTTGGACGCCGTGGTGGAGTCCGTTCGGCGGTCACGATGTCGCGCCTTGGCATTACTTCGGACGGAAGACCAAGCTTCAGGGCCTCTACAAGACAACGGTTAAGCGAACGCTGGCGATGCTATGCGCAACTGGCTGGACCGTTCAGGACATCCGACCGCGTTACTGGCCAAACCTTCCGTGGTTGGCGCGCTGTCCACTGACGCGGGAGTGGGCGACGTGGAACGTTCAGATTTTGGCGAAATGACCCCCGACCTTTCCAAGATGCTTCTAAAGGCCATCCCGCCAAAGCGGGTCACGGACGTAGTCGCATGGGCCGAAGCCAACGTTCGCCTTCCGGGTTCGGCTCGTTGCGAGCGGTTCGACTCCATGATTACGCCGTGGACGCGAGAACCGATTCAGCGGCTGGACGACGGACACACTCGCCGCATGGTCTTCATCAAACCGATTCAGGCTGGCGGGTCGGTGGTTGGTGAGATTGCCGCGTGCTATTGGGCCGCGACGAAGACAGGCGGTGACATTCAACTGAACTGGCAGAACGACGAACAAGCCGATGCTCGCTGGCTCAAGCGCATCGAGAAGATTCTGTTAGCATGCGAGCCGGTGAAAGCGCGTTGGCCAGACATCAATTCCCCGAAAGACCGGAGCAAGGCAACGAAGGGACAAGTCATCTTCCCTCACGCGAACCTGATTTGCCAAGGCGTCTACACCGCGCGGCGCGTGGCATCGGATTCCATTAAGTACCAAATCAACGAGGAGGTTCACGACGAGGAAGGGTGGCTTCCGGGCCGACTTGACCAAGCCTTCGGACGCCTGACGGCATATTGGGACGGGTTCTCTGCCGTCATCAGCAACGCAGGACGGAAGAACTCAGAGCTTCACAAGGCCTTCGAGGACGGTACACAGCAGAGGTGGGAGGTTCTTTGTCCGGGGTGTGGCCAGTTCCATGTCATGCGTACCCGGTGGGAGGACTCGCGTCCGGGACTCGGAGGCCTTCGATACGACGCTGACGGGTGCAGGAAGGATGATGGCACCTACGATTACCAAAAGCTGGCGCCGACGATTCGATTTCAAATGCCATGCGGCCACGAAGTGAAGGATGACGTTGAGGTCCGGCGCGCAATGTCCCTATCGGGTCGATACGGTCCCCCAGGCAATCCAGGGGCTCCGGCAGAGTTCAGGAGCTATACGCTCGAGGCGGTCTCCATCGATTACATTCCGTGGCTTTCCATCATCATGCAGAAGCATAAGGCGCTTCGTGCAATGAAGTATGGCGACCCGGAGCCTTGGAAGACTTACCTACGGGAGAGGGAGTGCGTTTTTGCGGATGATTCAGACCGGCCTTTGGTGGCGCGGATTGTGGTTGGGAACTTCAAGAAAGACCGCGAAGGATTGCCTGACCGGCTTGTGAGGTTCGGGACGCTGGACCGCCAACAAGGTTCAATGAAGGACGGGGAGGTCCCGCATTGGTGGGGCGTGATTCGAGACGTTAAGCAAGATAGCTCAAGCCGTCTCGTGTGGGAGGGAAGGCTTGAGACCGATGAGGACGCGGCGGATGTCATGCGGCGTCACGAAGTTTGTCCGCGTCACGTTGCGGTCGATTCCGGCGACGACACAACGCACGTCTACCAGTTCTGTCTACGCCACGGATTTAACGCCATCAAAGGCGGCCGAGGCGAACTCTACACGCACGATGTTCCAGACCCGGCAAACCCAAAAAAGACGATAACCGTCCGGAGAATCTTCAGCGTCGAGAAGCCATTGCATGAGATGTTGAACATGCCTCCAACCCGACAGCTTCCCGAAGATGAGCCGCAGTTCTGGCTCTATCAGAAGTCCGGAATTCGCGATCGGTTGCACTTCCTCCGCGCATCCAAAGACATCCCTTGGGAAGTCCCAAGCGACGTCTCGAAAGACTACCTCGAACACATGGAAGCCGAGGTCATTGAAAAGCGGAAAGACTCGCGAGGCTACGACGTCGTCGAATGGGTGCAGATTCGGGACCGCAACGACCTATTCGTTTGCGAGTGCTATATCGCAATGCTGATGGAAATGGCGGGACTTATCGGCATTCAAGAACCTTCTCAACAATGAATCAAAACAAGCGTCAGGTTTTGACGGTCAATGACATTGCGATTGTCCTAGGCATGACAACGCGCAAGGTGCGTGAGAACGAGGTCAGGCTTGGATTGCGCGCGGCGCGCATTCGAATCAATGGCAGGGTTATTCGGTACAAGCGGGGAATTGTGGAGTCATTGGAAGCGTTCAGAGGTCTTCAGTTGCCGAACTAGGTGGAATCGGTTGCAAGTGGGTCTAAGTGGTTGCTTCTCTTCTTTGCTTCTCAGTTTGAGCCGTGCGCCAAGTGAGGTGTGGCGGCGCCACAGGAATTCCTTCAAGCGTTGCTTGGGCAGCTTTGGGACGATGCTCAAGACAACAGTATCACGCTTCTTGATTCGCTTAAGGCGTATCGAAAGCGTGCGCTTGGTGGGGGGCTGTACGGCACAGGTGGCGAGCTTCTCGGGCATCAGCAGACCAGCGCAAGCGGAGGCGGGTTTTCGTCCACGCGCCTAATCCCTTCCGGACGGTCCGCAACTGAGGCCGCCGAAAACGCCGGCTTCCTCATTCGCCTCTATTCCGAGGTATCGGATGCTCTCACGTCGGCATCGGTAGCACTGACCGACGCTCGCATCTACACCGAGATGGACGACCGGTTGTCGCCTTGCAAAATGGCGACCACGGACTTCTCGCGTATCGGCGACGGTTCCCCGGTTGGTTACCCATCCAGCCAAGGCTTTGCCGTATGAGCCTCCTTGGTTCCATCGCAACCGAGGTTTTGGCGCATGCGGTAGGTGCGTCAACTCCGCAAGGCCAGTCGGGTTCCGTTCTCAACTCCATCAAGACTGGCGTGCGCGCGTGGCTCTCGTCGCACTACGAAGCCGCCAAGCGTTCGCGGGACCGCTCTTGGCTTTCCGGATGGGTTCAGGATGCGCGGTTGGACACTTCGCAGTCTGACCTTCACGAACTAATTCGAATCTCTCGGAACTTCGAGCGCAATGATCCTCTTTCCCAACGCTTCGCCGCGCTTTGGGAGCAGTACACCGTAGGTCCGACCGGGTTCAAAATCATCCCGGCAAGCTCTGACCTTGAGTGGAACAAGCGCGCGAAAGACTACTACGACTCCTGGGGTGAGTATGCCGACGTCTCCAGCCGGCAAACCATCGGGAATCTCCAGTCCCTAGCGGCTCGCCGATGGTTCTTTGACGGTCGTTCGCTCATCCACAAGACCTATGATCCGGCGAATCTTCGACCTCGCGTTTCGTTGCTGGAAGCGCACCGGCTTACTTCTCCTCCTGACCGTCTTAGGGACGAGGGCAAGACTTTGTTCAACGGTATCGAGATTGACCCGAAGACGGGTCGGCCTATCCGATATTGGCTGAAGTCCGATTTCGACTCAGAGCAACCGACGCCGGTCGACCCAAACAACATTATCGACATTTCAGAGAGTGACCGGCCCTGGGACTTCCGACCGGTTCCAGTTATCACGCCAGCACTCCTCCCGCTCCATGACTTGCGGGATTTGCAGATGCTGACGATGCGAGCGGCAAAGAAGAACGCGAGCATCGCCACAATATTCAAGACACGCGACGGGAACGTTCCACGCGCGAATCTCATGCAGCGCAGGCTTACTTCTGTTGGGAGTTTGTCTGACGGAACGGCCACGACCGAGGCGCGGATTCAGATGGTCCGTGAATCCTACGGTGGTGAGATAATCGGGATTCACCCTGACGAAGACATCGTTCAGCCGGACAACAATCGTCCCGGACTCGTCGAGCAAGAGTATTGGATGTTTCTGACGTCGCTCGCGTGCATCGGAGTGAACATCCCGCGATTGCTGGTCTTCCCGCACTCCATGCAAGGCACGGTTGCGCGGTATGACATGGATGCCGCGAACTCGTTCTTCCGCAGTCGGTCCGCAGTTCTTCAACATGCATTTACGCGGCTGTATCGCTGGCTGATTGAGGAAGCGGCGCGTAAAGAGCGCAAGCTACAACCGCTCCCACCGGATTGGTACAAGGTCACAGTCCGACCTCCACGCTCAGTAAACGCTGACGTCGGACGCAATTCACAGGCACGCATCAACGAGCTGGCCGCTGGCGCTTTCACGTTCACCGATCACTACGCGGAATCCGGCGACGAGGTAGAGGAGCAGCTGCGAAAGAAGGCCAAGGAAGCGCGGATGATTCTGGACCTTGCTGAAGAATTCAGCGTCGACCCGTCGATGATTTCCAACGTCATCGCAAAGCAGGAATCCGCGCCAGTCGAACCGCAAACCCAGGCAATCGCCGCATGACAACCGACAAACCCATTTCAGCAGTCTACGCGGAAGCGTGCGGCAATCACGGCGATGCGTGGCTTCGAGTGATGAACTCAGGCTCTGACACGCAACCCGCAGAGCTTCTTATCAAAGGCCAAATTGGCGCCTCCTATTGGGACAACGAAGGCGTCAGAGAGGGGGAATTCTGTGCAGCACTCGCATCCATTCCAGTCGGACGCAAAATCACAATCGGCATCAACTCAGAAGGCGGGTCTGTCCAAGACGGACTCGGAATCTTCAACGCCATCCGAGCGCGAAAGGATGACATCACATGCCGGATTGACGGTTACGCGTGTTCGATTGCTTCCGTCATCGCGGTTGCCGGTGGAAGGACCATCAGTCCTCGGACAAGTGTTTGGATGATTCATGACCCTTGGACCTTCTGCCAAGGGAACGCTGACGACATGCGCAAAGCCTCCGAGATGTTGGAGGAACACGCCAAGACGCTAGTCGCGGCCTACAGCGAGAAGACCGGAAAGACTGACGAAGACATCCGCGACGCTATGAAGCGGGAAACGTGGATGTCCGGAGATTCTGCCAAGGAGTGGGGACTATGTGATGACACGACGGACAATCCAGCGGCCTTGGCGCACTGGAAGCCGTCCGATGCACAACGGAAGCGAATGCCTTCAGCTGTGCTGAATCTGATAAACGCTGACTCTGGTGAGTTGGCCTTAACCAAAGGAGACGAAGTGAATCGAAAGGCAATCCTCGCCATGCTCGCAAAGCACGGCGTCACGGTGGCCGCAGACGCGACAGACGAGGCGTTGCTGGCCGAACTCAACAAGCTCGTCGAATCCAAGAAAATCGAAGCCAAGGAACGGGACGAAGTGACCGTTCAGGCTGCTGTCGACCCGAAGGTTCTGGACGCTCAACGACGCGTTGAAGCTCTGGAAGCCGAGACTCGCCGGTTGCGTGAGGAACGCGACTCCGAACGGAAGCAGAACATCGAACGCGATGTGGACGCTTGCGTGGAGGAAGGCCGAATCCCGGTCACTGCGAAGGACTCGTGGGTGAAGCGCATCCTCGCCGAAGGCAAGGAAGCCTTGGCCGAGTTGCGGTCATACGCGATTCGAACTCCCGGAGGTCCTCCGATTGTTTCGGTTGGTGCGGGCGCTAGCACGAATGACATCGCACGCGGTCTTCGCGCCAGCCATGCCATCATGGCTTCGTTCCGCCGTGGAAACAACGTCAGCGCCGAAGCTCGCCGGGATGCGGCATACGCAACCGAGCGAATCATCCGACAACATCGGGATCAGTTGGTTCAGGCTGTATCGACCAACACGATAGACTCGGACCTCCAGCGCAACGTGATTCTCTCGGACATGCTCCGAGCGTTCAAACGGAAGCTGATTCGATTGAGCACGTTCAGCACGATTTATAACAACGTGCCGCTCCGCGTGGAGGGTGGAACCGCCAAGGTCGCTGTTCCGTATTACCCACTATCCACCACGTCCTCGGACAACTTCGAGTCCGCGACCGGATACGACGTGGAGATGAACACGGAAGACGGCGCGAAGGATGTCACCATCAACAAGCGCAAGTATCAGCAGTTCTCCTATAGCTCGGAGACGTTGAGCCGTCAGCCGTACTTCAACGCCAGCAACCATCTCATGCTTCAGGCCGAGCAGTTGGCCGTCGATGTTTGGACGGACGTCCTGAGCTTGGTGACTGCCGCGAACTACTCGACCGCAGGCGTGACAACCCCGGTTGCCGCGTTTGACTCG